TCTTTGGTGTTTCCACTCTTATCGCCTTTTGTGTACAATCTTTGTTGTAATACCTTTACGATATCAGCAGGGGTCTTCTTGTAGTGTTGAGCAGCCTTCTTTACCATTGGGTGTTTGATTAACTCTTTGTTGAATTCTGCGACAGCAATTGGGTATTTAACTTCGTTTACTGATTCGTTCTTTTCGAAAGAAGGTTCATTGTGAAACTCTTTTCTTTTCTCATCGTGTTTTTCATCAGCCTCTTCACTTTCAAGTTCGGCATCTGAAACATTATACGCTTTACCATCTTCGGTTTCACGAGTTTCTTCTTCGTTGGTAAATTCTTTTGCGTTCTCTTTGTCATCTGCGTCAACGGAAGTTACTTTGTATTTCTTACCATCAACTTCGAACTCTTCTTCACCGGCTGCGATAGCTTTAGCTCTTGCAGCACCAAACTCGTTACCTTCTTTGATTTCGTAGTATTTACCAAGAACCTCACCGATTTCATCGTAAGCAGATTCCATTCTTTGTTGAAGGGTAACTACCTCTTTAATAGAGTTAGAGAATACTTTGTAAGATTCGTTCATAGATTTCATATGTCTTTGAACTGTAACTTTATCAAACCAATCACCAGTTTCTTTAAGTGTCAATGAATTTGCATTCTCGACAATCTTTTTGATTGACTCGTGGATTTCGGCCAAGTTACCTTTATGGGAAATCATCTCACCCAATTGGCGATAAGCACCAACGGCTTCAACGAATGCTCTTTTCTCTTCGTTGGTCATTCCCTTTTCTTGCTCTTCCTCACCGATGTTCATTCTACGGTAATCGAGGTTTTGAGATTCTTTAAGTAAGTTCTTTAATTTCATTTTTATACTCCAAAGTCACATTCACAATATCCACCAACCTCACAAATGATATCTCTCATAATTGTGTTGGCTTTCTTGTATTTATAAGTATTCTTTTTAATGGTAACCGATTCGTTGATTACACCTTCATTAGTTGGTGAAAGAAATGCTCCATGAGTTGATGGGTTGGATACAAAGTCCCAACAAATTAAATCAAAATCTTGTTCAACCGCAACGGTGTCTTCACCAATTTGTTTTACTGAACCCATACCTCGTGAAGAGATACCAACCGTACATCCGGCTTTGATGAGTTCTTTAAGGATGTTGCCTGTGGGTGTGTTCAGAATTTCAACTGTACCTACAACATCATCACCCTTCCAATAAACATCACGAACAATGTGTGATGTGTTCTTTAATTCTACAACGGCAGATTCAGGATGGTCAAGTTCACCATACGCACGATTCTCTTTAATCTCACGACCCTTGTATTTCTGAACTTCTCTTTCAAGAATGTTTTTTGGGTACACTCTACCATTCTGGTTTTTAGCGTTTGCTCTCTGCAATACACCATTAACCAAGAAACGGCCGTGTTTTTCTTGAGCTTCTTGTAACATTGTAGGTGTTACATCAAATATCATTGTATCTACGAGAAGTTGTTTCATTAGTTCTCCCAAACCTTTTTCTTTCTATATAAATCAAAGAAGATTCTTGCCAATTCTCTACGAATCAACAACCTTACTTGTTCAAGGTCGTCAATTTCAAGTTCTTCATTTAATTTATTTTTATTACATCCACAAGACATTATGACCCCAACTCTTTAATCTTACGAGTAATCTTCAACATTCTTTCAGAAATTTTTCCGAAACGAACTTTTGTTGATTCCCAAAACTGACCTTGGTCAATTCCCATTTCAGTTTTAAGTTTTGTATTTTGGTTTACAAGTTTTTCGACTTCGTACAATTTTCGGTTAATTTCTTTAATAGCAAGATTTACCTTTTTCTTGTTTGACATCGACTCGTCTTTTCGGTATGCTCTATATGTTGCCTCAATCAAACTTTCCAATCTTGATTCCATTTTTTTAATTGACTCAAAATTTTGTTTTGATTCTTTTGACTTTTTGTAACCCAACACCTCAATGTGGTCATCATCCAAATCATCTTCACTTTTAACGAATGCGTGTGGTGTCTTTGGTGGACCCGCACCCCCATCCATATTAGAAGTTACATTAGATTCTTCTAACTCATCATCTTCTTGACCAAGAATGATGTCTTTCTTTTCTTCTAATTGTTTAAATTGGGCTTCCAATTGTTCCATTAAAAATTTTGACATATCTTAACCTCTTTTTAACTCTTGTAATAGTTCGTGGTATCTTAGAAGAGATAGAACTTGATTTTCACTAATAACCTTAGATGATACAATATTATCAATAAGAGATACCGTCTCGTTCAATTTAATTTGAGTAACTTTATCGGCAATCTCCAATGTATTGAATTCACTTTTTAATCTCTTGACCTCTGAAAGAACAAACTTTCTAAGTTTATCAGAGTTATCGACATTGTTGATATAGTTACGAAGAACTTTTTTCTGAGATTCTGAAAGGTTTGTGTATTTTGAATTGAAGGAATCAATTAAGAATTTATATGCTAACATACGAACCTCTTTAGGTTGTGATGCATATTCCTTATCTGTGGTTTCGGTTATAATCTCAACATCTTTTTTAGTGATGGTTTCTAAGATTGTATTTTTACAATCAACATATTCCTTTGGTGATGTAGATTGTGTATGTTCAAATAATTTAAACACCGATGCCATCTCACGATAATTATTTACACGATATTTGAAGAAATCCTCCATAACAAAAGATTCTTTGATTGATTTAATCAAGTTGTACTTTTGTCTACGAAGAATAGATTCGTTTAGATTATTTCTCTCTTGAATAATAATGTTTACGAATTCTTGCGCTTTGTATTGTGTATCAAAGTTTTCCTTTGTAAGTGCTTGATACATTTTTAGTTCTTTAGAAAGTTCAGTACCTTTCTTAAAATGTTTCTTAATGATTTCTAGCGCAAGAGAATCCTTACCGGCCAATGTGTCCGATGCGATTTGTCTAACAAGTAGTTCAAAAAGAATACCTGTATTTTTAAATTTACTATGTTTAAGTTTAGTCATCTTAAACCTTCTAATTATTGTTCTACTTTATAAATATACTTAAATTGTGTCATCCAATAAGTTTGACTCATCCAACATACCTACTTCCTTAACTTTTTCTTCTTTTAAAGACTCAGTTATAATTGAACTTGATTTAACTTTTTTCTTTTTCAAAGATACTTCTAATGCGTTAGCAGACTCATATGCGAGTGGTGAATTTCTAAACTTATGGAATGTAGAACTTCTACTTATATCTCTATCCTTACCCAATGGGTCTCTACCAAAGTTATTATCATCAGTACCATATGTACCACCCTCACTTGGCCTACCTGCACCCTCAAATCCACCTTCAGGTGCACCACCCTCATCATCTTGTCCACCTTCTTCATCACCTTGTAGGTTTAATGCGGCAAGGTCATGTGGTGTACCAAACGACTGACCTGTCTTAACAGGGTCGTTACCTTCTTGTTCAATTTGTTCGTGTCTAAATCCAAGTTTGAGGTCACTAATAACTTTAGCTTGTTCCAACTTCCACTCATCATCTGACATATTGAAGATGTTTTTATACATCCATTCTTGAGAAACCATTTTAAGGTCTTTCATGTCACGAACCAAAGTTGTTTTTTCACTCCAAAGGGCGGCCTTTTCTTGTTCGTAGATGATAGATGGGTTGGTAAGTTCTAACTCAAAATTAACAAGGTCTGAATTTTCGTATCCTTGTGAATATAAGTGAACTATTGCAATTTTGGTCAACTCGGAAAGAACAATTCGTTGAATTCTTTCAACTGTTCTTGCGAATCGAATGTCTTGTTGTGCGAGTGTAGCTTTACCTTCCACTCCCTCTTCGTAACCAATGAACGCTTTTGGAACTTTCAAGGCGGCCATCATTCTATTCTTTAGGTATTCAATATCATCGATACCACCAAACTCCATACCACTAAGGGAATCAATCTCAGTACCACTTTGACCACCTCTAACAGGTAAGTAGTAATCCTCTAACATATTCATCAAGTTAAACTTGAGGTTGTAGTCACCTGTGTTCTGGTCAAGGTAAGGAACTTTCTTCATTTGGTCGATGATACTTCTCATATGGTTATCAACCTCTGAAGGTGGAATGTTACCCACATCAATTTTAAATACTCTCTTTTCAGGAGCTCTCATGATTCGGTGAATCATCATAGCATCTTCCATAAGAGTTAATTGTTTCCAAGTTTTTCTAGCACCTTCTAACAACGAACGACCATAAGGTAGGAAGTTTGTGTCTGCCATCAAACGGAAGTGAGCAATCTGATAGAACTCAAAGAATACTCCACTATTTTTAGTATTGTTACTATATGGGGTAGACATTGAGTTTAGTTTAAACCTAACCTCATATGGGTTCTCTTCATTAAATCCTTCTTCTCTTTCAATCTCATATGCTGATAGTGGTGATACATTTACAATACCAATACCATCCTCAATATCCAAGTGAAGATAGTAGTCACCATATTTGTTCATACCACGAATCCAAGACCATAAGTTGAATTCGATGTTAAGTACATCGTAGAATAAGTTGTGGAGGATTTTCTTAATGTTTTCATCAGAAGATTTGATACGGATTACATCACCCATATCATTCTTTAAGGTACACTCGTCAGAGTAGATATCAAGAATTGAAGCGATGATAGAATCTTTATCCATCGCCTCATAATCGGTGTACAATTCTAATTTGTTTGAATGGTAGTTAAATTGATTATTATAAGTTTCCCAATTTCTACGAGAAGTATGTAAACGACCAAATCTATCGTAGTATGATGTACCACGAATATTTCCTTGTGACTGAAGTCGTTGGGTATCTACGGCTTTAGTTCTACCAGTACCAACTCGTCTAACAACGACCTGCGTATTGAATAGTCTTTTTAATCTACCAAATAATGATGTGTCTGCCATATTTGTTCTCTAAATGAAAGTATATACTCTTACAAGTTATAAATATACAAAAAATAAACTTAACTACCAAATTAAAGTAACCAAGTTAAATCCATGTCATTTCCGTGTCCATCTTTTTGATTCCACGGGTTATCACCATGGGTTCTACTATTGTATACACCACCACTTGTTTTTGTAATGTGAGTTAATGCAGTTCTACTTAAATCGATACCCTGTTGTCTTAATTTTAATGCGGTATCTCTTACCCATAGACCTGTTGAAAAAGACATAACCAAGTCATCGTTATATCCTCGTTGTGCTTCTGCCCGTGAACCATTCCATACAAATACAAACAACTCATCAATCAATCGTTTTGAGTGAATGATTGGAGTTCGTTCTCTCATATAAGTGTCAAGTTTAGAAACTACAAGAGGTCGTGTTCTTGAGGTCATCGAGAAACCAGGAACCATATCCTCTTTTCGTTTTAGGTCCCAACCTTTACGAAGGTGAATGTCGTCATCAACATAACCCACCTCTCTATATGAATAATATAAGTTCTGATAGTTTCGGTCAATCACTTCTTGGATTACGGCCCACCCAATGTTTGCGTTTTCAATCACTAATAATGCGTTGTTCCATTCACTTGCGATTGAGGTTAACATTCCACCAAATTGTTTAGTTTCAATTTTACCTTTATATTCCGCAACTTGTTCCACGGATTCTACATCTATAACATGAAATGCGGAATAGTCCGTTGAGTCACCACGAGCGACATCGGCAACAACCACATAATCACGAGAATAATTTGGATAATCCCATAACCAATAGTTACCATCAAATCCTCGTTTTTCTAATGGGTCTTTGATATATGTTTCTTCGTACCATTGTAGAGTAGAACCTTCTACAACTGAATAACCTGAACTGATGAAGTCACAGTCACATTCTTGAGCGGAACCTTTTTCACCAAGAAGTTTTGTTTGTTCCTCTCTCCATTGTTGATTTCTATCAGGGTGTACTGTCCAATGAAGTTCTATTGGATTCCATTGTTCACCACTCTGACCTTGTAACCATACTTTGTGAAACCAGTTACCTACACCATTTGGGGTAGACAATACAATAGCACCACCACCTGTTGAAAGTGTTGATTGTGCGGATGTCCAAATGTCTTCGATGTTATCAATGAAGGCGGCCTCATCTATAATCAACATAGACAATGCTTCAGAACGACCTGCGTCACCTGCGGCGGAGGTTGCTTTGATTTGAGAACCATTCTTTAATCGGAGTGAAAGTTTGTTGTCTTCTTCCGTTTGACCTTTTAACCATGATGGTAAGTTTTGGTGCATAAAACGAACCTTTGTTACAAGGTTCTTTGCTACCTCTTGTTTGGTAGCGATTACCAATACATTCTTGTCTTCGTGAAACAACATCAGCCAGAGTGAATATCCGGCTGAAAGTGTGGAGATACCTAATTGTCGTGATTTGAGGATTACATTAAATCGATTCTTC